TTACTGTCTCCAGAGATTGCCCATACACCAGTTGAAGATACTACTACGAGATCTTGTCGTAGTTGTAACATCTGGTATACAGCGCCCAAGTCAGCGATATGGATTACACCACCATCGCTAGCTAGCAGGGCGTTCAAGTCTTCCGCGGTAGGATCTAAGTCCTGGTAGCAGAAGCCTGCCTTTTTCAGATCAATCAGTGATTGACTGAAGTACACATTACCTGTGTAATTTGAATCAGGTACACCACCGAACCATACCCGGCCAGCATAGAATGCTATGGCTGAGGGTCGCTTATTCGTGTTGAACCCGTTGTCGCTAACTGTAATACCGCTCACTGCTCTCCGGTCTTGTGCAAATGCACTTAACAGGAAGTGGCCCTTAGGGGCTGGAGTGTTACCAGTAGCAATTTTTTGCATATCCCAAGGTGAGAACGAGCCTATTGCTTGAGCATCATCAGCGGCTGCCATCTTGGAAGCGTGAAAGATATCAGCATTGGAGGGGTACTCGTATACCTTAGAGTTAGCAAATTGGATAGGATCAGTACGTACTGTACCACCACCACCATTCTTACCGACTGAACAGATAGTCCGCTCAGGCCAGCCCTGGTTTCTCAGGTTATACTGGTGGTCGTTAGTGAGTAAACTTGGTCTAGCATCTAACTCACCAGGTTCCTCTATGCCAGCAAAGTCCCGGATTTTAATCTCGATCCTCTGCTTAGAGAATGTATCTAGGTCCGCATCGTATTCAACGATAGTCGGATCCAGGTCCTCGTTACCTACGATCATTACCCCTTCACCATAAGCGAAGGATAAGATCTTATTCTCAGGAGCCGGTCCAGTCTTAGAACTACTAAGGTCAATCGACCCTCGCAGTGTAGAGCTAAGAGGATCAGCACCGAGATCATGGAAGTACAACGTAGTTCCTATCTGAACCACCAAGAAATTGATGTCACCTTTTCCATTTACAGCTCTCCACTCACTCTTAGAGATCGCGTAGTTGCTGATGTTGGTGTCAGTTGTGGTTTCAGGTCTTACCGTGTACCCGGACTCAAAGTCCAGGCCTAATCTACGTTTGACTTCCCCTGTAATGAATAGATCAAAGTTGTCTATAGCTTGAGCTGCGTTCTCGGGGAAATTCAATGAGCTAGCCTCAGTGTTGAGACCACCTACAAAATTAACCATAAACTCGCTTTGTTCTACAAATGCCATTACTTAGTCCTGTTGTTGAGCAACATAAATATCTACCGCTAACTTAGCGTCGTCAGCGTTGGTCCACTTACCGGTTAAAGCACCTGGTAGTTGGCCGCCTTCTACGTATCGAGCACCCCATAGGGTACCGAATTTCTCGTGGTAGATTTCAATTGTCTTAGCGCCTTGCTTTACAAAGATCGCTGGGTGTAGATCATTAGTCTCTGCCTTCTGTTCAGCACTTGTGCCTTCCAGATCTGAGAAACCCCAATCTTCTTTATTGTTAGAGGGATCATATACCTCTGCGTGGTCTTGGTTACTTTCTTCGACCATATCTAATTCGTCCGTCATCGTTATCCGTCCTCGATGCATTTCTCCTCAGTACACTCAGTCCGCGTCTCGCTCGCTGCTCGTCCTTTGGTGAGGATTCCTGCTTTAAATAAATAAAGGCTGTTGACTTTACGTCAGCTAGCCAGGTTGAGAAGAAGTGTGCAGGTGCATCAAGTTGGAAGTCATCGCTGATCACGATATCCTCTATCCACTTAACATGTACCTGGCTCTTATTCCCTTGTAGTGTTGATTCGATGTCACTGTCGTAAGCATCAAATACAATATACTCATCGTCGAAGCTTGTCCAGTAGGATGGCCCTCGGTCGGTGTAGATATGATATCTCGCACCGTTGAAGTCTGTGATAGTACTGATCTCGGCTACCTGAGTATTCCGCAAGAGGGTCATCTCTAGGAACTGCTCTGGTGCTAGCCATTCGATAGTGTCTATCTCTACTAGGTCTACTAGATTTGCATCCTGGTTAGCCGGATCGGTCTTGTCGTATCGAACGTAGTCAATACGAGTAACCTCATCTGGTATTCTCAGGTAGTTAGGTCTAGCGCTATCCGCGATAGATTCGAGTTGCGCGTAGCGAATGCTAAAGGGCCATTCACTTTGGTTGAGTAACTCATATGCCGAATCTTGAGCAATCTGAGCGATCTGCTCTGCATCCGGGGAATCCGAGATTGAGTTAACCTCATCTAGATTCAATGCTTCCATCGTCTTAGAGACGATCTGGATCATAGTCAGCTTGCCGTGTGACATTATTAAGTCCTCTCAATCAGGAGTGCGAATCGAATATCAACTGAAGCATCGGTGTTAGCGAGTGCTGTGTTGGTTATAGTAAGCGACTGCCCTGCTACAAAAGTGTTTGCAGCTGAAGGTGTGGCAGTCACGATATCACCAGCTGCACCACCAGTACCTATTGTAGTAGTTAGAGAGACCTGTGATCCTGTTACGGATCCAGTATCAATCTGCACTTCATAAGTATTGGTGCCACCGGCGATAGCGCTGTTGACGATAGCAGCAACACCAACTACCTTACCGGAATACATGGTCGGTAAGTAGTGAGTTTGTGCTCCGCTAGCGTCGATCTCTAGTACGGTCAAGGTCTCTTGCAACTCCGTAATATCTTCCCGTTTCAGGAAGCGGTAGTCAGAGGTGCCTGAAGTACTAGCATCATTAGTAATTACTTTACCAGAAGCGGTAGTACCATTGATAGTAATGTGCTTAGGTTCATGTACTACTGCTGAGGGAAGTGTACTGTGTTGTAAGTTAGCCATGTTAAGTCCGTGCTATTGAATGATTGGAGCAGTCGGTTTACCGGGACGTACCAATAAGCATCCACCAGGTGCAGACAAAGCTGACTCACTGAAAGAACCATCAATTGGGTCTGTCATGTGAGACGTCATCGTCAGACACTGTTCACCCCAGGGGCGATTCATGCTAAAGGTAATTGTTCGGGTACCATCTTCTGGTATACCGTGAACAAAGTTCCCATCCTCATCATACACACGAAAGCCGTTAAGATCTTCACAGATCCCATCACCGTCCGCGTCAAGTGAGTCTCCTTCTACAGTGAGACATTCTTGTGAGAAGCTCGCTGTATATTCTCTTGTGGCTGCGAAGCCGAGAGTACCGAGTAGTCCGAAGACTAGTGCTAAAATAAATTTCATATATGTATTCCTTATTAAAAATCCGGGGGCGACGTATGCCGCCCTCGAATAAGATGATCTAGATTAGATCGCGCCAGTGATTACTGAAGGCGGAGTCTGATCCTCGATGGGATCAGCATACTCTACCAATACAGAGAAGTCACCTGCGGTCATTGCCGAATCGACTGCTACTGAAAGAACAGAATTAGCTGCAAGAACTGTACCGACTAATGCGCCGCCTCCAGTCTGTACTGCGCCAGCAGTCAGAGCGAAGGTAGACACAAGGCCGTCAGCGTCAATAGCGACGCCAGCCGCAGCAGTCTTAAGACCGACGTCTAAGCCGGTGTTAGCCGTAGGGCCAACAACAACTGCGCCAGTCGTAGTGATTGCTGAGATGATTCGAGCACCAGCAGGGATAACAGCTTCTTTACCCGTGAGGGTTCCGGCTGCTGCATCTGCATGGTTACTAAAATCAATTTGCATCTCAACCTGCTTAACTCGACCCACAGTGTGGACGATAGCTGGTTCAGAGTTTACAGTGTCTCGCGAAGCGAAACCGACGATTAGACCATCACTATTGGTCCATGTATTTCCACGTGCCATAATTTATATCTCCTAATCGTTGAAGTTCGTGCTTGTTGCAATCGTAACAAGGCTCTCGGGGCGGTACAGGTTAAGACCGAATCGAGCAGAGAACTGATGGTATTCAGTTTCTACGTCATCGTCTTTCCAGCTTACGATCCGAGGCATCCGACGCCATGCACCGATAAACGGCTTGGCATCTTCTTCGCCCATGCTGAAGAACAAGTTAAACTTATCACCAATCTCGACGTTATCCGCGGTGCCAGCATAAGTCGCCAGAGCCTCTTGTGCCGTAGCAGTATCAAGATAATCAGAGACGTATACGTCAAATCCGAAGATAGTGTTCAAGAAGCGTACGCCATCACCAGCAGGTGAGACGCCATCAATTCCGCCCCAACGAGGACCGTTGGTATTGGAAGTCAATGTGCTATTGATATTGGTGTTGAATTCGAAAGTCGGGTCAACTACGGCGACGAGGCCGGACAGTGGTACCTTAGCTTTCTGAAGCGCGTAACGTGCGTATGCAAAGTCATTCTGAGACATGGTGCGAACAGAAGTCGTACCTGCGCCAGATGCTACAATACGGTGGCTAGCACCATTGATAGCGTTAACATTACCAGAAGTCTGCACGCGATGCAGCTTCAACACTTGAGTTTCGTAGTACTCATCAAAGGCGCGTTTCATCTTGCGAGGAGCTGAAGATACAGCTGCACTTGCGAGGAAATCGTCCTCAAGGAATTTGTCCGTGAAAGAAACTTTCAGACCAACATGTTCGTTGATGTTAAATACGAATTGACCAGTATCCATGCGGCGCTCAGGAAGAGCTACGCTTTCAGACATTTGATCAATTACCAACTCACCAAGTGAGCTGATGCGATAGTTATCGCCATCACCGAAGTCGTTGATTTGTCGAACCATACCTTGCATGAAGGTTTGGTCCTGGAACATTTCCTTGATTTGACCAGTAAATACTTCGTTACGTTTGAGGTGGGTTGAACCCCAAACTGAGTCCATTGTAGACATTATAGTATCCTATGTAAAATCAATTTAATTATTTATCAGGAAAGAGATCACGACGATACTGTGCTTGAGTTTCTACCGACCAATATTTGTTCGGGTTCTCTCTGCGTAGTTTCGTGTAGTAAGCTTGGTCTCGGACCTCGCCTACCTGTGAGTTCATTCCTCGTTGCCCTACATCCCCAGTACCGGTAGAGCTTCCGGCTTTATTAGTAGAAGAGTTTCGTTGGGGTACGAACAGCTCTAGAAAAGCTTTCGGGTTTTGTTTCGCCATAACTGAAGCATCCTCAATAGAGATGTCCAGCTCTCGTGCTTTCTCCTGAACTTTTACGTCAGCAGTTTTCCAATCGCCGAATTCCTTTGTCAGCGCGTCAGTTACGGTGGCCCAATTGCTATCTTGTTTAGCAGCTGTTTGGTGTTGCCCCAGGACTTCTTCTACTACCTGGGCGACATCAGTGCGGTCTACACCTGTGGGTGCTTGACCGTCACCTTGGTTGGCAATCCTTGCCAAAGCGTCATCAAGTTTAGTTGCATTTGAAAGACCATCTTCAAGCTCGACAACTTTGTCTCGTGCTTCTTTGTTCTCTCTTTCCAGTCGTTCGATGTGGGCTTGTGCCGCCTCATCTCGTTTCCGTAATGCCTCGTATTCTTGAGGATCTATTCCTTGGGAACCAGGGTGGGCATTTGTCATACCTTCTTCGTTCGATCCAAAGTTCTTTCCTTCATCTTGTCCAGCTTGATCGTCTCTGGACGTACCGAATGTATCAGTCATTTTATATCCTTGTTACTTCTACAGTGCGTCGCATAGCTGATCTATAGCCTGCATACCATGCCTGTAGGTACTGCCAGTTGGGAACCTCAAAACCTTTCGGGCTGTCAATCAGGTCTGACTGACGTTTGACTTCTCGTCTAGCATCTTCGTTAATTACCGTGAGTACTCTCTTAGCTCTTATATAGCTACGAGCGAACTCTTCCTTTTCCTCTTGGGACCTAAACTTGCGGAGCAATATCTCCGACGGCTGGCCCTTGTTGACTTCCTGCATCCAAATCTCCTGCTGTGTCTGTTTGCGATTCAAGTGCAGCTTGGTCTTCTGCTACCTGCATCCGGCGTTGTGCCTCCAGACGTTCCTCAATCCTTGCGTATGGTTGTACTAGCTCGCGTGCTCCGCCTGCCAGGTCCATCCATTCTTTATATAGTTCGGCCAGTCCGAGTGAACTGAAGTGCTGTGCAACCTCAGGATCCTGGAGTGGGCCACCTTGCAATGACTGCAAGTTTTGAACCAGTTGGGCCTCACGAGCGAAGTGCCGTGCGCCTACCGGTATCAGACGACCATTGCTGGTGATATCTGACTTCGTTATCTTCTTGAACTCACTAGCGCCTGTGTCATCGTCGATGATCTCAACCATGTCGGCCCCATCGAGGTTCCGTACAGATACTTCTAGTTCAGCGTTCACTAGATCTTCCAAGAACTCCTGGAAGATGTTGACCTTGTGTTGGAAGCTTCTTGCTGCGGCATTGGTCAATCCTTGGAATTCGCCAAGTGTTTTCTCACCTGGAGTCCTGAAGCCAAGTGCCTCCCTAGGAGACAGCGCGAACATTTCCATCGCTTCGGTCAGTTCCCTGATCTGTAGATCGGCGTTTAAGACGGTCGTATCAGGACGCAGATACTGGACTGAACCATTCTCTGCGATGTAGTAGTGCTTAGCACCACCTACTTGAGCTATATCCTCAACGTCTCCAGCGAAGACGATATCCGGATCTAGCATCTGGTCGAACGCATCGGCTCGTGCATTCTCCAAGTGGTCTACACGATACTGCATACCGACAAGGTTATCGAGAGGGCCTTGGCCCCACAGGTTATCAGATCGCTGTCTCCACGGAACGTGGTAGATATGCGGCTTGCCTGTCCATGTGTCTATCTCACGATCAACCGCAGTTTCCCAACGGTCTACAACTACGATCTCACGATCACGTTGATATTCAAACTCGCCATCTGTCGCGCCCCAGTGAATGTCACCGTAGAACGATAGCACTTCTACTAGTCCGGAATCAAAGTACTGGCTTGCTGTACCAAATCCATCGAACTGGAGCATTAAGTCTTTGTCGATATCACCTTGGTTAAACTGGCGGATAGCCCCGCGGTGGGAGGTAGCAATGCGGTGAACTTCAGCCCACTTCTCATTACCTGGGTTGTCTTCCATTAGTCTTGTTAGTTCAGCTAACGTATACAAGTCCCGAGTGATCTTAGGGGCTTGGCGGAAGCTGGAAGCTAATGGGTTGAATACTATATCACGTGGGTCACGTCGATTGATCTTAGGCCCTACATACGACAAGGTTACTTGTCCTGTAAGAGGATCAACTGAGTACTCACGGATGTATTCAACTTCAGCGAAAGCGTTACCATAGATAACCCAATCACTTTCTAGTTGTCGCATTACGTTACGGAAGTTAGAAGCACGGACTGCGTGTTTCGTATTCATGTACGCTTCGACAATCTGACGTTTGCGGGCGTTAGCTGCGTCGGTATCGTTACCTTTCCAGCGTAGCCATCTGTCATTAGGGAACAGTGCTGCGTCGTAGTTAATCGTTAAGGTGTCGTAGAGGTTAGCCATCTTAGGCCGGTGGGTCGTGTTAGACCAGTCCGCTACTTCTTCGTTAGTCGTTTCTTTGGTTGACGTAGCCCAAACGTATCGTTGGAGTTCATCCCAACGATCCATGATCTCTCGACGGTTACCGTTCCATCGAATCCATGTAGTGTTTATCTGTGCTGCTTTGATGTCCTGTGCGCCAAAGGCAGACTGGAAGATATCTAATCCGTTACCTGCACTCATGCTACTCTGCTCCTGCGTCCACCGAAGCGGCTATTGTATGTGGTGTTTATATCCATAACTCTTACGTTTGATGCGTATGCTCTCTTGCCAGGGGCCTTAGCGCTGACTACAGCTGAAACAAAAGCATCTGATAAGTCATCATGCTTAGGTCTGTCAAGGACTATCTGGTCCTCGAACTCTGCTATCAACCCACCTTTGAAATGCCAGATTCGCTGGTCAGCGTATCTCCACTCTAGGGTAGCTCCCTTACGTTCGTTTTTAGAACCCTGCCTAGTTATGGCTGGCTTCCCTTCGATTGTCAGAACTTCTCCGTTCTGTCTTACCATGCGGTCTAGTTCATTCTTAACGAACTGACCACCAGCATTAGTCTCTACTACCAGCTTTCGGAACTGCCACTTGCGGTGTAGTCCCATAACTTCATTATAGTAATCATTGAAGTTAGCTGTCTTGAACTGCGTGAGGTCTAACAAGTAGACGTTCTCATCACTGTCCATGCCGATAACGGCTATTGCGGTGAAGTCAGATCCTGCATTGTCTGTCCACGCTACGTCCATCGCTGCAAATGTATTCAGCTTGTTCGTACGGTAGAAGACATCCTTGCCCTCTACCTTGATGTGCTTACGGTCGTAGTACTGGAAGTGTCCACGTGAAATCCGTTGCATATCAATCGCGTTAGGGTTGTTGTAGTACTGGCAGAAGAACTGTACCAGCTGACCCTTCGACTCATAGTCTGCTCGTATGATGGCTAGAGTTTGAGCATCGAACCCGTAGGTCTCGCCCGTATCTTCATCAACTGTTAAAGGCCACAGGAACTCACCAGTCCCGTCACCTTCGCTTTCAACCTCACGGCTGAAGATATCCCAAAGCTTGGCCTCACCTTTGAACTCCTTAAGAGCTGCTTCCCAAATCTGATACACAGACTCGATAAAGGATTGGTACAAGTCGCTTGGATGGTACCTAGTACCTACCGCTAGGATTTCTCCTCTCGGGTTGAGGATGGAAACAAACTGCGCCATCCGTCGATTAACTTCACTACGACCCACAGCGGAATCAGCAAAGTCAGGAATAACAACATCATCAGCAATAAGCAGATCGCAATGTAGTCCGATGGCGTTACTCTTAACCGTCTTAACGATGATCGTATGATCTCTAATACCCCGCCTCTTGCGATCAGGGTGGTCCACATTGAAGCTAAAGGCGCTCCACTGTTCTCTTTGTCCTTCATCTTCTTTAAACATCTCCGGCCAGTAAGTGCGGTATACGTCATTCGTCATCATATTCTTGATGGCGTAGATCTGGTCTTTAGCCAAGTCTTCACCAGCTGAGAGATATACGATACTTATCCAGGGGCGATAAGTGATACGCCAAGCAGCATAGCCAGCAGCAATGTGAGACTTAAGATGCCCACGGGGGAGAAGCGCAAGCTTACGCTGCGAATCACCATCTTGAATCCATTTACAAAGTTCTGCATGTATGTCTCCGTATGCGTACTGAGGATTAACCAGGCGCATGAATGCAAAGAAACTGTTCTCGCAGAGATCAATTACTGGTTGCAAATCGCTTGACATCTAAATCCTTAATACGTGCTAGGTCATTCTTAACCTGAGTGCTCTTCTCTGCCTGGGCAGCTGCGGCCTTCTTAACTTCCGCATCACTAGGTCTGCCTCTCTTGGAGGTCTTCTTGTCACCCTCTAGGATGATCTTCTGTGCAGTCACGTTTCCCTGAGCTGCACTAATCTTTAACTGATTGTACGCGAGAGCTTGGTCTTGAACCAGCTTCTCGTTTCTCCAGAACTTCAGCCCGTTCCAGAGAGCACTCTCGTCACTTCCATCCATGAAAGGTTTACACTTGAGTAGTTTTTGCCAGTGGCCCCATGAACCCACTAGCTTCATTGCTGCCTCGTACTCGCTCTCCGATTCCATAAAGATCCGGTAAGCGCTTGGCAGGCCTCTCCATTCGTCTTCACGCATGGTATAGAGAGGCGGGTAGTCCTCGTGTCGGGATTTGTTGAACTCGTAGAAGATGTTAGTACGGTATCGACCCATCACATCCTTTAGGACAGCGCGGTCCTGGTAAGGATCAGAGAACCCGATATACATCATGTAATCTTCACGATCCATCTTAGTAACCGATAGCTACATAGCTACAAGGTGAGGATGCGCTATAGGTAGCGTAGATGTTCATTCCTGTAGTAGATCCACTGGCATAGTTAACACCTTCTTCTGCACCGTTACTAGCTATGACCCTAGAGACTACCGCTTGAAGGAAGGCATTAGGGAACTCTCTGTTGAAGGTTACAGCTACTGCACCAGACCCGGAGTTGATACTAGCTGTAGTACCCCAGTTGATAATAAGATTATTACCGGTGCTGTTAGGTATGCTGATGCTTCCGGTGGTACCGGTTACAGCAGCGATATCAGCGATAGAGGCAGCAGCAGCAACCGCTGTATCTACGTAGCCTTTATCTACTAGGTGGTTAGCAGCTGTGCCGTCTACGGCCAGAGCTACCTTACCATCTGTTGCTATCGTCAACGCAGTCGTAGCGTTAGCTGACAGCTCCAATGGGTGGGCTGAACTTGTACCGATCTCTAGCTGAGTAAGCGTAGTCTCGATAGTAGCTGCTGCACCACTGGTTGTAGCTAGGTTGATTGCTTCACCGGAGATGATGTCAGCGTCTAGCGTACCAGCTGTAGCTAGCGTAAGGCCAGCTGTGCTCCACGTACCGACGACTGTACCACCCCGTGTGACTACTAGATTACCAGAGGCTGTTCCGATAGTGATATCACTTGTTCCGTTAACGATAGCTGAGATAGCTGCTACGGGGAGTTTTACTTTAGTTAATGCCATAGTATATTATGTCCAGGGGTTTGAGTAAGCGATGCCGCCCACTTCAGTAGTAGATCCAGGCCAGCTGAATGTAGTGTAAGCACTGAGTTGCCCAGTAGCGGGGGTGATGACAGCAGTATGCATAGACGTGCCGGATACCCTATTTGATCCGGTGATCTTAGTTCCGTCTGCGCTAATTGCTAGGTACATTACACCACCTAGGTCATTAGTAAGAGTTACCGTAGATGGTGACGCACCTGTGAAGTCCCAGCAGTGCGTATTGGTAGAGGCGTTACTATCAGCATTCTGTAGGTAGCAGTAGTTACTGTCTGGTGTCCATGCTAAACTGAGTCCATTAGTGTCTTCTGAAGCACTGCTGAATAAAGTACCTTCATACGTAAGGTCGTCTCCATCTACAGAGTAGTAGTATACGTAAAGTAAATCTACAGAAGAGTTAACTGCTAGAACTAACCAGTTACCATCGGGAGAAAAGCGTAAGGCATTTACAAACCTACCAGTCGTCGCAATCTGAGCACTCAACTTAGTGGCCGTTACATCTGTAAAAGCGTTAGTAACAAGATTTCTGGAGTACAGCCTAAGGCTAGGAGAGTCCCCTGTTCCAGCTGCAAACATAGTAGGATCTGCTGGATTGAAGTGGGTCGCGTATATATAATCACCAGGTTGAGCAGAGAAAGGATCAGGACTTATGATACTCCAAGTATTCGTACCCGTCAGCTCGTAGGCTCGTAACGTAGTACCAGTACCGCTAACAGCGTTTCCGGTTACGTAGAGGTGATCCCCATTGGATGACCAGGACGCATTTGATACACCAGATACCATAGTAGGTGTTCCTGAGTCTACATCAACTAGCTCAGGTAGTAGGGTAACAGGGTTAACATCTATTCTGTGTATCCGAGCATAAGGTATAGTAGCGAACAGTGGACATATGATGTATTGATTATCCAGAGACCACTCAATAGGGCCAGAGATATTTCCAGTGGTTGATCGGATATCGACTTGGGCATTTGTAACGGCATCTATGAGTTCTATAGAACCACCGCCACCAGCCAAGATGTTATACCGGATCAATCCACCAACGGTAGTGAAATAGTTAACTGTCATATTACTACGAGGCCCGTGAACCAAATAACGTAATACTGATATCAGCTAGTGTGGCATCCGCGGTAGACGGAGCCTCAATGCTCAGGACATCACCAATATTTACAGTATGGTCTGTAGCTGTAGTAGCGAAGGTACCTGTAGTACCGGCTGCTGCAACTGTGATCGTACCGATTGATACTCCCTCATCTTTAACTGTAAAGACGGAAGAACCTGTAGCTGCTGTATCTGCATCTAATCTAGAGTTAGCGAAGTCATCAGCATAGTATATAGCTCGGGGAGCTACGAACCTCAGGATTTCCTGGGAGTTAGATGGCGTACCCGATACGAACACCCCGAGATCGTAGTTGTTAACTGTAAGACTAGTGGTAGGAGTAGGACTGAGATCCCCATAGATCAGAAAGATATCTGAACCAGGAAGGAGAGACTCTGTGAAGGTTAAGGTAGTACCACTGGAGCTGTATGATTGCCCCGGGACTTGTACTACCCCGTTCACTATAACTGTGATACCACTATAGCTGACTACACCCAAGAGAGTAGTAAGATTAAACACTGTACGGTTGGTAGAGCCTTGAGAGCCTATCAGAGTACCGTAGTTGATAGTAATCGGGTCTGCACCGGTACCACCTGAACCACTGACGGTGCCAGCGATAGTAGTAGCGATAGCAGTAGCTAGGTTGGTGACTTGGCTGAGGTTCACACCATCAGATCCGTTAACACCCTCTAGGACATTCAATAGGTTGTTATCACCCATGTCCAGGTCGGCAGCCATCGCGTTCGGGGATACCCCGTTACGATCTACCTTATTTTCTAGCTCTTGCGCTATCTCTGCGAGTATAACGTCCCATCTGTCTGTATCTCGGAAGCCCGTGCCTACAGCGGTTGGATTAAAGGTTGTTCCCATAATGCTCTTCTAGTTGTTTGGTGTTGCCGAGTAATACTCGTCTAACACTATCTTGGCTTGCTCTAGATCTTGTTGATACATAGATCCGGCAACAAATATAAGTTGCTTCGCCCATTCTTCAAGTTGATCTGTATGTGTTAACCAGTTTTGAAAGTTTGGTTCCAATCCCATTGAGACCTCTACTAATTCATGTGCTAATACTATATTACTATAGCTAATATAAGATTAATAGAATTGATACTTTCTATCTATTCAATTCACTTACTATCTTACGATCTATCAATGATCTTAAGAACTTTTATAAATAATGTATAGTTAGACACCAGAAATCGCAAAAAGTTCCCTGAGATGTTAAATCAAAGATTTAAATCTCTAATTAAGATTAGAAATCTCTAATCTGTATAAAACTAAGAGAGCCACGATTAAGAAATTTCTAGAAAATATATATGGAGGAGAGAGGAATAAATCGAACATTCCCTAAGAAAATAATTTGCTGGAGAAATATGGATGGAGTCAATAGAAGGTCATGTAGGCCCGGGCACCCCTCCTTGGGGTAGGTAGGCAGGTAGCTTGACTATCAGCTTTCTTGACAGAATCCTGGCACGTTTCTTGCATGGGCCCGCGGGTTGCTTAGATAGTCAAGCTACTTGACCATTGCACCCCTATACTGTACAAATACCCAGTACTGTACGTTTATACAGTAGTCCGGACTGTTTCACGTGGAACATATGCAAGTATCTTGTCTATCATCCTGGTTACGTTGTTTCACGTGGAACACTGTACACTTATACAGTACTGTACATCCATACAGTATGTTACCTGGTAGACTTACCGGGTCGCATTGCCAGCAATACATGCCGTGAGACGCCATATAAGCTCGTTTGAGCCCGTTTTATGCCAGCCCTTTACAATCATATTACCTGATTAA